ACACCCTTCCGCGCAGCCTCGGTCTCAGTTAATTCACGGATTCGATCCAGTGACTGGAACACTTCACTGGGATTGTCGTAATTGGTCGCCGCATAATCCTGCTCCGCGGCCACACCACCCATATAGGTTTGAGTTTTGAATTTGTCATTCTCGTTGGTGATATGGTTTATTAAGTTCTCGCCATAGTTCACCCGGGCCAGTTCAGCCCTGCCGGCAAAGGCCTGAGATTGAGCACTGTTACCCAAGTCCTCCGAGATCTCACTCACCGCCTGATCGAACTGCGACATCCGCTGCTCGTGGAAATCCTTCTCCTTGCTGATATCAGCACCGCGGACATGCATGAAACCGTTGTCACCCTTCGCTAAATCTAATTGAGCTTGCTTTAACCGGGTGGTGGCGTCCTCCACCATGTAGCGATTCTCCTCCGCCTGAGCACGCAGGAAGGTGGTCATCATCGCCTGACCCAACTGGTTGATCGCTCTGCCCCTTGGAACATCGCCCGAGGCAACGACCGGGTTCGCCTGATCGGCCTGCCCGAAGCTCGGTACGGGTCGTCTCGCGGTTACTCTGGGTAGTTCAGCCATCGTTATTTGCCCACCGTGCTAGTCCAGTTCCTTCGGGTGGAAGTCGCACCCCAACCATAAGCCTCGCCCGCCCTCAGGCCAGCGTTAAACAATCCAGTTATTCCAGAGATCTTCGCAGCGTCCGCCTGACCCTCATACAGATCAGCCTGATCCGCACCGTACTTCTCCGCCTGCTCGCCAGCCCAGATCAAACCCTCGGCCCTCTGCTCAGCTTCACGCATCACAATACTCGCCCGGTAAGCACCCTCACCATCGATGTCAGCCAGCAAGTGATCTATATCCTCAATGAACCCGCCCGCGGAGGCGACCGCGACCGCCCTCGAGGCCACCAGTTCGGCCTGCCGGATCTCGTCGAGCATCCCAACCTGACCGGAAGCAATGGCACTTTTCGCCGCAACCCGGTTGAATGCGTGCTGCTCGATACCCCGCTTCTTGGCCTGATCCGCCATGTCCTCATAGCCCCCGGCCTCCTTCTTGGAACCAGCGTACTGCATCACTGCACTGACCGCTAAACCCGCTGCTATTCCCCAACCCATTTAACTCTCCGTATCCACAATGGCCGCCAACAAGGTAACCGGGCGCGGTGATTGCGCCTGCAGGCAAAGCCGTGAATCTGTATTCCACAACCCATCAAACGAGAACGATTCCTCGTCGTAATGCGCGTGAACCGTGTCGGCCGCGGTGGCCGTCCCATCCTCAATCAATGGCAAATCGTCCAACCTGTTGAAATCGGGGCCATACTTCAAGCCCTGATAGTGGGTGTCGTTCATAATCACCCCCAGTCCAGAAACGTTCTTCTTCTCGATCAAGTTTCCTAACTTGGTGGATCTGAAGCGTGCCATGTAGGAAATACCGGCACAGGCGTTCGAGCCGTCTTCTGATAATCCTGTGATCTGACCACTAGCTACCGTAGCAACCCCGATGTCCTTACCGTTAACCCAGACCGTGACCTCCATCCCTTCAAGATGAGTCAACCCAGTCATAACACCACCGGTAATGGTTCCTATCACGTGGGCGTCAGAACATTTATTGATCGTCCCGCCACGCGCCTCGGACTCCTTGGCCCACTTCTCAATGTACCTAACCGTCCCGCCGTTAACACTTCGGTTCACAACGTAGTAAACCTGATCCTCGTCCGTCCCATCACCACCCGGCAAAATGGCCACGTCCTCAACCAACTGATCTGTGTAGTTCGGTGTGGTAGCCGTGACATTGTCCCCACTGGGATCCGTCCCAGATCCATCACCCGTCTCGACCATCATCCAGCAGGTAATGTTCTCAACGTGATCATGCACAAGGACAGCCACCATCCCGTCATCCCTTACCGCGTGTACCCGTGTGTCAGGTTGCCTTTGAACCGCTAATCTCCGAATCGGTGAATCGCCACCCTCAGGGAATAAGACCATTAAATCTGCGGAACTGAACTCCAGACTGATCTGGTCAATGGAGGTTTCCATTACCCTTGAACCACCCCGCTGAACATATAATCCCGAGTCATCGAGCTTGATCGGGTTAACCTCCGCGGACCCCTGCGTGGAGTAGGGCTTGGGGATTGAGTTACTCGGGGTTAAAGGCTCGTCATCCCCCGAGGACCTCAAGTACCACTCGGTAGAATCCGTGCCGAAGACCATTCGCTTCAGGGCCATCATGAAATTAACATCGTCCACCGGTCCAGAACCAATCGTCCGTCTAATGGTGCCAGAGTCACCGATCACCGTGTCATCGAAGGACTCGTACTGGTCCGATACCGATAGCCATACCCTATTCCTGCCCGCCCACGCAAGCCGGCCTTCAACTAATGCAACAGCAGTAGGGTATCCACCCCGGTCAGACCAGTCGGCGCCGTACCAGCCATCCGTGGCGTCCGTACCACCGAAATCCTCCAGCACCACCAAGTTAACAACCGTTCCACTGGTATAGGAAATAATCCTGCCGATCCCGTCGATCGATCCGATCGGGTAGTCGAGCGTTAAATCAATCGCGTCCGTCCCGTAATCACCCGTGGCCACACCGATCCGATACCACGCGGTCTGATTGTCCAATGTATCGTCATAGGTAATCGTTGCGTTGGTGGTATAAGTGGTAACGTCCTCCCATGGCCCTGTGTCGCTCGTCAGGGACCGCTGGAGCGTGATCGTTGAATCCGTGCGATCAGCACGGGTCATGGTGAATATGCGCTGAGAGGCGACCCCAGTGACCTTGATGGTGTTGGTCCACGTGTTCTCCGCGGCAATGTCTGTCACCGTCACCGTCTGCCCTGAAGAGGTTAACCGGAGCAAGGAACCCACGTCAGTTGTCTTGAACAGGGAATCCGAGGCAGTTGCTGTTACCGGAGAGGCTGCGGTACCACCCGACAACGCACTCGGTGTAATGGTGATGGGGCCAGTGTTGATAGTCGCAAAGGGTCCGTCAGTGGTTTCATACTTAACCAGCGACCATGAATTGTTCGACCGCCTCTCGATCTTGTATTGCTGATAACCATTGCAGGCCAGATAAATCACATCGGCCGACTGGTCCCACCGGATCTTGCCCAAATCAGCCGCGGCGTAGGGCGACACCAAAGACATCACAGCACCTGAATCAATCGTGATGCTGTTAATCAAAACCTCGTACTTCTTCACCGACTGGAAGCGAACAAAGAAGTTGCCTGTCGGGGTCAGAGTCAGTGAATGTGCCCCGGTGTCCAGTGTCGTTTCGTTGATGTAGTCATCATCCCCCGAAGTAGATCCCACCCTGATCATGACCGGTCCACGTTCGATGGTAATGTTCAAGGTGTGGACTTGACTGGCTTGGTTAACATCCACCTCTTGTGTGGCGTGAGCCGCCGTACTACCATCCCCCGTAATCCCCATGTAGGTAGCGCTCACCGCCGCCACCGTACCCGAGGTGGTCCAGTCCGCAATATCAGGAAACAATTCTGACTGTGTTCCGCCGGTCGTGAAGGTCGAAGTAATTGTTCCCCTTGTCACCAAGGCATCGTCCACCCAGACCCGCATCAAACTGTCCGTAAACTCAATTAATGCGGTATCGGTGGTCGCGTAAACGAATGGGACCAGTTTGGTTGCATTATTGCTTGCTGTGGCACCAATGTACTGTGTACCGGGCCGGAGCATCATCGTGCCCAATCGACGGGGCATCCAGTTGGTCATCACGTCCGCAGAGACTGCAGTACGCTCCAGATCGGTTCTGGCCAGTGCCAGTTGGGATATCAGGCCCCGATTAAACGCCCGAAGTAGCGTGGTCTGGCTCATCCAAGGAGCGACCCGCGATTACCGCGGTCCCTGTTATCCCCTCGCAATCTACCACGAGAGGTGGTCCAATTACCGGGTGCAGGGAATCTCTGGGCTTGGTTCATGGCGTCCTTGTTCTTCGCCCGCAGCTTGTTGGTCGCGTAGATCTTCTCGACATCCGCAATAGTAGAATCGTCGTGCGTCAACTTCCCAACAATTTCATTGGCAAAGTAAGCTGCAACGAAGGCCTGAAAGCTCGCCGGCCACAAGGACAAATCGTATCCATAGTCAGTGGAATTGGACACGTACTTCACGTACAGCTTGTCCAGATCCGCGTACCAGTAATTGTTCTCGTGGGAATATCGAGTTAACGGAACATCGTAATACTCATCGGAACAAACCGCCGAGGTGACCTTCCAGTCATCCGGCTTCGAGAATGCGTAGGTGTAGCCGAACTCCCGGTCAACCGTGGTGTCGTTGTCCAGTCGAACCGCCTTGATGGCAAACTTCCACTGCGCTTCCTCAAGACAGGTATCCACCCCACCCTCGGCCCAGACATCGTCCAGTAGGCGACGAGGCTCCCGGTTCTCGGTTAATGATGCGATCTTGCGTTCCTTGCAGTACCTCAGTGCCTGATTGTAAACCTGCAGCTTTGTGGCCATGGTTACCTCATTGGTTGGCGATCCACTTCTGAACGTCCGACTTCGATGCAAGGCCCGACACCACCGGCTCACCGTCCTGAGTCCGAACCGCGCAGTGTCCATGCATCGGACCACGCCACTTGTATTCGAACTCGTCGGAACTAACAACGGATGCACCGCTCTTGTCCTCCAGTGAAACCCACAGGATCTCCTTCACGGAGACGTGGATTCTGGAGCAGTCGAGAACATAGTACTCGCCGTAGTAGGAACCGTCATCGAAGCGGACCTCGACAATATCACCCGGGCGAAAATTGACAGCGATGTGCGCCCAGAATCGGGGGACGAATAAATCATCCCTCGTCATTTCCGGCGTCAGTACGAGACTCCACCGGTTGTTTGGGGAAGTTTGTCCCGATAGCTTCAGTCGACCTGATGTGATCTGGACGTCCCGTGTATCAATCTTTTCTGCTGCTTCAGCCATTTTACTCTCTCCTCTAAATTAAAATGGGAGGCCCCGAAGAGCCTCCCGATACCTTACGCGAAGGTAGACGTGATGGTGCCGCCAGTCGACAGGGAAGCCGCCGAGGTCGAATCAAAGGCAATCATACCGATTACCAAGATGTGACCCGTTGAGCTTTGCGTCGAATAGGTAGCAGAGATGAGAACATCTCCATTACGCATACCCAGATCCCCCGCATTTGAGAAGAAGCTCGATGCGGCCATGTCGGTGGTCAGGTTTGTGGAGCTGTAAGCCCACAGTGAACCACCCTCGCCAACCGAGGTACTCTCGCGGATGTTACGTGCTGATAAAAGCGCGTTGTCGATCCTTGCAGGAGAATTACCTGTTGAATTATAAGACATGGTTCACCTCCTTAAGCGTAGTCGGAGCCATCGGCAGTAATGACGACGACACCTGAGTTTTGAAGAAGCACTGCACCCATATCCATGGAGCAGCGAGCGAAACTGTAGGCCTGCTCTTCATTGTAGCCAACCGGGGTTTCCATCCCGTCCGTATTGGCTGCATGACCAACCGAGTTCTTGTGATAAAGGAACGAGATCTCCGAAGAGGTTCCTTTACCGGGCAGATTCGGGTGTTCGATGATGAGAGCGTTTCTCCAGCGGTATGCCATTGGCTGGTCGCGCCAGTTGGCATCATCATTCGCGAAGGTCCGCATATTGACGTAGTCGGCGCTGGAAAACTCTGGCGCCTGCTCGAGATATGCGAGGAATGATGGCTGACACAGGAACGTGATATTGCTGTCCCACGGCACGGAAGCGTTGGTTAACTTCACACGCCCATGTTGGAACAGGTTCACGCTACCTACGACAGCAGCACTACCGATCGTCACAGTGCCCGTGTTCAACACGGTCGTGATCTGCGAGTCGATCTTACGGTTGATGACCGCCATAGTGGTCATTTGCATAATTGCATTCTGGTTGCCCTGTGAGGCGAAGATATTGAAATTCGTTTTTCTCACAAGATCATGCCACTCGGTCAACACGGCGGTGTTCTGCGCTTGGTTGTCCGAACGAGCAGGAATAAGACCACCGGCTCCGCGGGTTGCTGCTTCCGCGTCTCCAGAGTCCGCAACAAGGAATACAGCCTGATTACCCTTGATGACCGCTTCGGTCGTTACCGTATCTCGTAACAGCGAAACGTGCTGCTCGAAGCCGGCAATGAACTCATCGCGGTATTGGGTTTGAAAGACTTCATCTACCATTGTTATGGTTCCTAAGCTAAGTTGGGTTTACCTACGCTTTGGGGTGTCCATCATGGTGTTTGCAGGGTATCTCGAATGAGCGCTGCGACTACCAATACTGGCGCCATGCTTCGGTGCGAATAAATGGGCGCGTATTGAATACGGGTGTCCCTGACCTGCTTTATAGGCCGAGGACACCCGGGGGTCTAATGTAAAATAGTTATTTCTTTCCGCCCATATCCTTCTGGGCCTTCAACAACTCGTAATAGCGGGCACGCATCTTGGAATTGGTCTGCTTGTATTCCTTCGTGTTCATCTTGCCCTTGATCTCGTCGATCTCGTCCTGAATCGAACTCATCTGATCTCCACCCGCGGGAACCACTGTGGTAAAGGGTACCTGTTCCAAAGCCAATCCCAACAGGAACTTCATCGCTTCAGGGTTGTCACGCATCGATCCACCACCCGGCAACTGAGCATCCAGTAACTGATCCTTCACGCCAGCCGGCGCCGTCTCCATCAGGTTGTTGATCCGGTTCAAATGACCCCGGTACTCCGACCCCCATTCAGCTCGGAGCGCTTCCTCAGCATTGGATCTCGCCTCCTTATCCCGCGCATCGATCGCCTCAAGGTCCTGATCCAGCTTCTCGTAGAACCAGTCCGACATCACCTTCACGGCATCCTGCGGCATGTTCTTCCCGTGGGCGTACTCCAGAAAGGCGTCCATGCTCGCCTTGTCCGCCTGCGCTGCCTCGTCCTCAGGGTCGAAGGTTCGACCAATGTCGTACTTGTCGAAACTCTCCGGTATCCCGTTGTCCTTCCTCCACTGCACCTGATCCGCCTCACTACCTTTATCAGGATAGGGCGTGGCGTTGCGTAGTTCGCCGCTGGAGATGCGTTGTTCCAATGCCCGTGCCTTGGTCCACAAATCCGCTGGCGTGGCGTAGCGGCCTAACTGGGCCAGCTCCTTCTCATCTTCAGTAATCTGATTGCGCCAGTCCTCGCGCCAGACTGGACTATCGCCTTCACCTCCACCTTCGCCATCACCATCACCGCCTTCCAATTCCAGATCATCTGGGTCTGCTTCAGCCATTGCTTTTACTCCTCAGTTTTTTAGGGTCTACTTTCAACATCTTTACAATCGTGTTACCAACGAACCGTCGACCCTCAGCAAAACAGGTCTCCCGCTCCGTATCACGGAATGATTGGTCGTAGGTCGCCGAGGCTACCTCGATGATCCAGCGCAATGCATTCTTCTGCTGGTGCTCGGGGCACTCACCACGTTCTAATGCCTGTATGGCGCCCACAACCGTTTCGTCATACGGGACCGGATCGTATACCGGTGGGTTCTTCATCACTCCTCCTCATCAAACCAGCTCAAGATCCTTCCCGGCCTGCGCTGTGTTCTTGGCAGCCTCGGAACTCTGGACCATCTGCTCAAGCTGTACGGCCTGCTCCTCTGCCTCAGCCTCAGCCTCGACCATGTCTTCCACATCGTCCTCACTGTTCATCCACTCTGCCGGTACGCCTATACCATCCATCGCGTCCCGCAGAGCTGTTCGAGTGTCCAGTACATAAACCGCACCTCGATCCATATCGACCGCTTCTGCTAATAGAGCCTTCGTCTCCAAGAACTTCTGGCCCTTCTGCTCCTCAATCGCATCGTGCAATGGGGATCTGTACTCGAACTCGATCCCGGCACCTTGTAAATTCTTGGGTATGTCGTGCGGGGATCCGAACACTCCGACCCTCATTAAGGTCTCGAAGGTCACGTCACACACACTCCCGTTATATTCATCTTCCATCGGTTCGAAGATTGGTAATGCACCTCGAATATACTCCTGAATCCTCTGACCAACCTCATAGGCCGTCATCTCCGGCGCCCTTTCTGGGAGAGTCAGTTTGTTCAGGAAGAATGCCTGCGCCACCATCTCCCGGGAGTCGGCAATCATCTCGAGACCAAAGGGCAATCCACGTAAATCCTGAGTGATGGGTCGCAGTGCCGAACCTAATCGCTCGTCGTACTCCTGATCCACCCACGTAATACCACCCGCATAAATCGATACGTCACTACGCACAACCTCCTGAGTGGCAACAAGGGGAGGGTTGGTCGCCTTCTCACCGGCCTCCAGTAGCGTGTAGGCCATCGATTGAATTAACCTTGCCTCGGGTAAAGCAGTTATCGTTGCGGGGCTGAAGGCGTACTGGGAGCCACTAACAGTCTGCCAGCGAGGGATCCTGTATTCATTAATCCACACAGGGACAGACTCCATGATGTGGTGGTTCTCCCGATCGTAGTAGATCGAGAAGTACGGACGTCCATTTGAACTGTCGCTGTACATATCCGCTTCAAGAACAATGTGGTAGCACTTCACCTCATGGAAGGGAGACTTCTCGGCCTTGTTCCTGACCTTCGAATCAACCCTGTCCCCGAATAAAGCAATCAGATCACGGGCTGTCGGCTTCCACTTCCTACCCACTAATCCAATACCACCCTCCTCGTTCTCCTTCCACACCACGTCACGAATGTGCCATGACTTGTACAACAGATTATCCGCACGCTTGTTCAGCCGGCAGGAGAAGGGACATTGACCAAAGGCAGCAAAGTCATGATCCGCCTCTGAACTCATACGCTTGAACTGGGCAGGCTTGGCGTACATCGCCATCCGCATGCGCTTGTTCATCTCCTCCAACCATCGTCTGTCCTCGTTGGTCGACTTCTCGCCACCCTTGGGCACCATCTCGAACCACGGCTTAGCAGTGGGACGTAACATCTGGCCGATCTGACCACCCAACTCCCTGCGGACCAGAATGGGGTAGGAGGTCATCAAATCACCCGCATACTCCGTACCATGCGTTCGACGGACCGTGAAGTCAGCACGCTCTGGGTAGAAGTGGTCGCCCAACTCCTGCAGCAGCATGACGAAGTTCAGGCGCTTGGTGAAAAGCTCGTCCACCACGGAACTGAGCTGCTTGATATTCATCCTAAAGTTTCTCTCTGGCCGCTGAGCATTGTTCCAAGACGTCCCCTCATCCTTCGGCGTGCCGCCTTCTTGCGATCCGCGGTCCTCGCTGCATCCGCATCAGGGATCGTCCTCAACCGGGATCGGGCCTCATCCTCCAGCTTGTACCCCTTCAATGCCGCATCGACCTCGCCCTGATTGGACTTGGTTCGCGTGGGGCCGTAGTGGTAATCCGGTGCAGCATTCTTGTAGGCCTGACCAAGAACCTTCCTCCCGGGGGTGGTGGTTTTGTTCAGGGTTAGATTGTCTCGACCCTCGATAACGTGGCGGATCCCGGGCTTCACTGACGCGGGCGTGTAAGCGCTCTGACTCGTGGTCGTGGTCCTGCTCTTGCCCTTGTTCTTGCGCACCAGTGGCGCTGAGAAATTTATATCTGTTCTCGGCATGACTATCTCCTTCCAGTTCGGAGTTTGCGGCTAGCGATCACCTTCGGATTCTGGCCTCGTTTCTTATGCGCCATCTTCCTGTCGATGAAATCAAGCGCTGCGTTCTCCTCCTTCGGTCCCCAGTACCATGACATGATCACCGCGTCACCGTCATTCGTGGACCTTCCTAACCTCTTGCAGACGTCCTCCTTACTCTCCGCCTGTATACCATTGGGCGTAACCTTGTAGCTCGGTGCCGTGAGGTCCGCCAGTAGCTTCCTGTTAGGCGGTAACGCGACAGGCGACCCACCGGGCTGCCCCGGGTCCAAAGCCTCCCTCATGCCCCACAGGGCCGCTGTGCGGGTGTTGGTAAACTTCAGCTTTGCATCTCGTGACCTTCGTGTGGAAGTCTCAGCACCCTTATAGGGCTTTACCTCCATCTCGTTATCCACCAGTAGCTCAAAAGCACTACCACCGTAACCACCTCCCGTGTCTATCGTAATCAATGCAGCGTCCCGGCGATTGGCAACGATATGCCCCACAGTCGTCTTACCAATAGCATCCACCGGAATGTCTTTGGCCCTCACCTCGATGATTGGCGCGAACCATGCATCGTACCTCGGTGCTATAACCATGGGATCCGTGCCACCACCAGTACAGTCCACACCCATCGCGCACATCGGAATGCCATCAGGCTCGTAAGGCCTCCAGCGTTCCTGAGCCAATCGTACCCATTCAGTAGGTATGACTTGGTTCGGCGCGTCCTTGAATGAGGTCTTGAAGCCACCCATCATGATCGAGCGAATCGACTCGGGCATCGAGTCTAATTCTCTTTGGTAGTCAGTACGGGCAAGGAACGGGTTGTCCTGCAATGACGCCGGGATGTAGGTATATGACTTCGGGTCAACCATCTTGCCCAGATGATTCTTCACAGGCTCAGGCCCATTGACCCAGATGTTGTTGTCCTCCTCCCCCATAATGGCCCAGCGCAGTTCGCCGGGTTCAGCAGGGTCGAGATATTTATCATCTAACCATGGTGCGAACATCTCCGTCACCCAGAGACCTTCAGCCTCGAGCGGTGGGTTCGTGGCCAGTACAACTCGTGTTCTCTGGTTGGGATCGTCGGCACATCGTAACCAGCCCATTAAGAACTGGATCTGGATCTTGGCGAACTGCGTGGCCTCGTCGATACCAATGAAATCATGTGGGTTGCCCTGCCAGTGCTGCTCATCACCCACTTTAGAGGCAGCGCCCATATCGATCACTCGACTGTCTGGGAGCTTCAGTTTAGGCGGTGGGCTTCCGTTATACCCATGCTTGCCACCGTTGAACTTCTGCACCTCCTCGATGATATGTCCCAAGTCAGTGTATTGTCTTCGCATGATCAACGAGCGCTTGTGCTCCATGAACGCCAGACCGATTAACAAACTGGACTTGCCACCACCCGGCTCACCACCGTACAGCAATACATCTGCCTCAGAGTAATACGCCATGGACTGAGGACCGGGGGAGGGGAACCACGTCAACCCTTCGGTCGCGCTGTCCACCTCCTCCTTCAGCTGGGTCTTCTGCTCTGGACTCAGGTCCTGCAGTCGCTCCAGCATGTCCTCGAGCACGGCACTCATTTCTTTCGAGGCCTCCCGCGCTTCTTGGGTGCTGCCTTGACAGTTGCTCTGCCAGTCATCGGTGGATCCTCTGGCTCTTGCTGAGGTGTCGGGATACCCACGTACTGGAACATCACCTCGGGGATTGGTGGTTGCGTGAACTCGCATCCCATCGTATCCGCCGCACCAAAGAATGAATGCAGCTGCCAGTCCTGATCGTCCATCGCTCCCTTCAGGAACTGGACCGTCTCGTTGGCTATGCGGGCTTCCTCGGTAGCACGGGATATGCGTGTCGCCATCTCTCTGGCTCGGATGGTCTGCTTGATCCATGCGTGAGAGTGCTCACAGACACCGTACAGGGGCGCAGGACGCAATAGATCGGACTCAGGCGGTACCCCGACCTCAATACCCATCGAACGCGCTAACTGGGCGAAATACTGACACCCCATGCGCTGGTCGTGGTACTCGGTCGTTGCTGCCATATCAACTCCAAAGAATGCGATCTTTTCCGGCCGCTCCTCGATGGCCATTGCCATCATCCATGCCAGTGAACTCGTGAAGAAGTAGGGACCGAACTTCTTGACCAACCGCTCCCACTCAATCACCTTGCAGTTCTTCACCGAGGGTTCATGAGTTCCCATGATCACCTCACCCGGGAAGTCCTGCAGGAAGGATACATATCCCTCGCTGAACCATGACTGACCCGGCTCCCATCGGTGCAGCTCGAAGAACTTGTCGATCCTCGGCATCCCGTAGGTGCCCGGGCTACATGCCCATATCTCCCACTCGCCATTCCCTGACGGGGCCAACTGCATGCTCGCTGGGGCTGTGCCCAGCAATACTATCTTTTTCATAATTCCTCCTCGGAATTTCAATTACGATGTAACTTGTACCGCGGACGTGCTGGCCTTGGTCAGAATGCCCCACAAACCCGTGGACAATCCAATCATCGTTATCCCGGCACCACCACCCTCCATATCGATCTGGGTCTGCGTCGTACCAAAACTTGACTTGATCGTTGCCGTGTCCGTGTTGATGTAATGGTTGGCTGTCGAGGTCGATGTGCCAGTCATGATCTTGACCTCGCACCCTACCAAGGGATCATCCAGCACCCATGTCATCTCGTTCGAACTGGCCACAGTGACGATGCCGTAGTTCGGCAGATTGACCGCTGTGGTGTTGCTCGTGGCCTCGGTGATAGTCTCACGCCGCCCCTTGATACCGCACAACCGATCGTCCTTGTCCAAACCCAGCCGGCGACCATAGATCGATGTCATGATCGAGTCGCGTACCTGTTGAAGCGAGAGCGCCATTATGCGGACGACACATAAGACGTTGCAGTTGTACCGATGCGTGAAGTCACTCCCCACAATGCGGTAGACAGGCCAACCAGATGGAAGCCAGCGCCTGCACCCGTCAGTGTCACACCCGGGCCAGTTGAACTCACACTCGACAGCATGGTTGCATTGTCACAGGTGATGGTGTGAACCCCGGTCGACGTCGAGCCGGTCAGGATAATAACCTCACCACCCACAACAGGATCGGTCAGAACCCATGTGTCATTCGTGGTCGTAACCACCGAGCACACACCATAGTTCGGGAGATTGGTCCCCGTGGTGTCACTGGTCGCTGCAGTAATCGCCTGCCGCATTCCCTTGGGTCCAACCATAAACTCGTTACGGTCGAAACCCAGTCGCCTGCCGTGGATCGAGGTTTTAATCTCGCCTTGTAAACCTATTCTGTCTGCCATTTCTACTCTCCTTTATGTTTGCGTAATGTCAAGAGTGTTCATCGGGTGGCCGGATGCGCCTTTATCAATCCTGCGACATTTGCATGCTGGGTATATATCCCCGTGATTTCGGAGACCAAACCCAATAAAACCCTCACTCTCCAATTTGTATGCAAATGGCACTTTTATCAATCCTGCGACATTTTTGCCTGTTTTAGCTGATATGGATCACTGCCGAACCAGCACTGATCTGAACATGTACCCCACTCGATCCGAAGGCTACCGGGGTCGTGAACATAGTTCTAGCACCATCGCCGACCGTACATAGCAGATTCCCGCTCGTACTCCCATCGTATACTGTAAGCACCCCACCGCTAGCCTGAGCGTAGTGCAGCAGGCCTGCAGTTGTGTATGGGTTGCCATCGGTACTCAGAGAGCCTGTTGACCTAGAGTTCGGTGAAGACATAGTTACCTCAGTGTTTGGTTAATTGGTCGTCGGCTCGCTGCAGCAGGAACGCTAGCTTTCGAGCCAGTTCAAGGTCGTCGATCTCAGGCTGTTCATTGTGATGCACTCTCTCCTGTACGTCACGCCATTCCTCAGGTTTTCTGTTCTTCAGCCAGAAGATGCAAGCGGTGGTATCAGGCGGATAGTGCCGATCAACCTTTTTGGTCTTCATTTCGCCGTTAACATTAAAGACTTTCGTCTCTTTTGTGGTGTACCCGAGGGCCTTCTCAGCCAATGAACGCGCCACTCTTTCGGAATATTGATCGGTAGAAAGATTTACAACATTGGAAAACGCTTCGTAGTCTAGGCGCCATTGATAGAATGTGGAGAGATTAACGCCCAGAATTTCAGCAATTTCAGAATGTTTGGCGCCGAGTGCGATTAATTTGGCAACAGTCTCGCAATACTCTGGCTTGTATTTGGTTGGTCTACCCATGTCGGGAATCTACAAGTAGGAGGGTGATTGATCTAACTTAAAAACGTTATTCAACCCGGGCTTCGCCGATACGTTGCTGGGTAAGGGTTGAGCCGCAATACTTGGCGTGTACTAACAGGAGGGAATTACCAGCAGAATGCCTTGGCTCACATCCCTTTCGCCAGCCTTGGAGGGTGGACCAGCCGACACCCATCATGCGACAGATATCGAAGTAGCTTGACCCCG